ACCAACAAACTTGGTGTTAGTTGGAGCTTCGAAAGTACCTTCAGTTGTACGAGCAAATGCTGATGTAGTTGCTGACTGAAGAATTGTTAAAGCAAATGGGCTAACAACTGCCCAGTTACCTGCACCGCGACGAGTACGTTGTGCGATTAAGTTAGATACACGGTTGATTTGAACAGCTAGAGCAGCGTGTTCGTCACCAACGAATGTAGCAGTACCTGAAACATCTGACTGGTCGAATGTTTCTGTTGCTGAACCAGCTAAAGATGCTAGTGAACCTAGTATCTCTTGGTCGATTTCAGCAGTGATTTCTTGTGCTAAAGCAGCCATGATTTCTGCTTCAACGTCAATACCTTGTTGGGCTTGTGCGTCTTGAGCAGCTTCAAAAGTCCAGCGAGCTGATAACTTACGTGTCTTAGCTTCGACTGTTTGCTTTAGAATCTGGATTGACATACGCTTACCAGCAGCACCTTCAAGAGTTGCTGTTGATGTAGCTTTTGAACTAGGATCTTGATCGTTACCAGAATAACCAGCTGCGATCTTGAATGGGCTTAGTGCTTCTTCACCAGCTACTACGCCGTTTGCGTTATCTGCATAACGAACACGTAGAGTATGGATCTGACCCACTGGACCAGTCATTGGTTGTACACCAACTAACTCGTTAGCAATAACGGTTGGCATAACGCGACGGATTACTGGAAGAATCACGCGATTTAGTGTTGCGACGTTGCCGGCAGAAGTGGCACCAGCTGTTGGGCTCTCTAACAAATACTTACGAGTATTTTCTAGGGTAACTCCCATTACTGATTTTTTAGTGCCTTGTAAGCCTTCTAGTAGGGCTTCTTTAGTTTCTGTCCAGCGGCCATGTAGTAGTTCTGACATTTAAATTCTCCTTAAATTTTTAATCCAGCAAGTCTGCGAATGTCAACGATATTGTTGTTTAATTCTGACTCACCGCTACTTACGCTGTTAACTTGTTTGTTGCCTGTGACTTCTTTAGCCTCTACTAGTGCCTGTTTCTTCTGCGGGGATTTGCCTTCAATTACGGCTGGAAGATACTTGTCAAAGCTATTTTGTAACTTTGCTGTGTGTACGCTTTCCAACAATTCTGTCATGATAGCTTTTTGGTCTTTGGCCAAAGGAGCTAGCAATTCATGCATAATTTCTTTGCGCTCAATGCTCTCTTGTAGGGCACGAGCTTCTGCTGCCTTGCTTTCTGCAATCTGTTTTGCTTCGGCCACAGCGTGTTGAGCCTCTACAATTTCTAGATCTTTCAAGTTTATAACTTTGAGCAATTTAGCACTTTCTGATTTCTCAGAAAGGTAACTGGTTTGATATTCATTAGCAAATGCTTCGAATAACTTGCGACCGAAGTCGTTTTCACGAGCAGCGTCAATATCTTCTTTTAGTTGACGTATTTCTTTTGCAAGATTACTTTCAACTAAACCTTCGACCATTGAAGCGGCACGTTTAACAAATTTTTCTTTCATTTGTGCTAATGCGTTACGACCTTCACGAACTAAACGAACTTTAGTTTCCGCAAGATCTTGTTTATCCTTATAGAACTCTGCAATTTCTTGTGCCAGAGCTTCTACTACAAATTCTTCAAGTTTACCAAACTTTTCAGCCATTTGTTTTTGATCTTCATGCAACTCAGAAACTTCAAGTGCTAGTTGACGAGTAATGAATTCCTTCATTACGCCGCCAGCTTGATGCATTTTTTGTGCATACTTAACTTTAGCTTCTGCTAATTGTTTACGATCTTCCTCAAATTCTGAAATTTCAGCAGTCAGGCTGTCTGTTAACATTCTGTCAACAGCTTCAACCATTGTTGCTTTATCATGTTCGTAACGTTGAGCGAATTCTTCGCGTAGAGATTGAGTAACTTGCTCGCGATTCTCGTTTACACGAGCTTCCCATGCAGCCTCAATTTGTGCTTTGACTTCTTCAGAAATCACATTGTTTTCAAGTAATGGTTTTAATGCATCCAACATGTGATTCTCCTTTTTATTGGAGTTTGCTTATTATACCTAATAAGCTCTCTTTAATAAACTTCTGCGCCTTCGGATCGCCCTGGACCTCTTTCGCTATGCGTAAAGCATTCATTCCACCACGATTATTCATCAGGTGTTCATAAATTGCAGTAGGATACGCTCCCGGTGCGCTGGGTTGAGCTACCACATCAACTGTGATAATCTCAAAATCGCTGACCTCTCCACTTCCGTCTTCACGGACGTTTCCTGATCCTCGACTGGAAACTCCCAACTTAACTCCGGATTCCAACATGCTTTTAACAAGTTGGCCCATTGGTGTTGGTAGAATCTTTAACTTTCCGTAACCATTAGGACCGTCCATCCACATATTTGTTATCATGTGTGATACACGGTCTAGGTTAATCTTTAGGTCATCTGGGTGATCAACTTCGCCTAAAACTGAGTACCCGCCCTGTATTTGATCGTTGAGGGTTTTGACAGCCTTCCCAATTTCGTTGACAGGATATACACGTTGGTTTGCATTGCGGATACCGCCTTGAATACAAATACCATTCATGTACAAACTTTTCTTACCATCACGTTCTTCACTTTCTGTGATGGTAATCCCGGCTTGGTCGAAACTCAAGTTTTCACGAAGATAATTCATTATCTTAGACCTTATTTGGCTCTAGACTTAACACCGTTTAGAAGGCTATCTGCACCTCTATCGGCTTGTTCTGGTTTGCCTTTCTTCTCAGCACCGTGACCAGGTTCTTTCTTCTTGAAAGAAGTTTTACCTGCATTGCCACCTGGCTTATTAATATTGCCACCATCTTGAATAGTAGTTGTTGGCTTTAGTAAACCGCCTTGTGTGCCGCCTTTCTCTGTGGAAAAGCTCTTAGCGATATTTGCGCTTGTACCGCCCATATCGTTCTTGCTGGCTACGATTGACTTGGTGTTAACACCGTTGTCGCCCATTTTGCCAAATTTATCGTATGTTGCGCCGCCGACTTTTTCTACGTATTCACGCATTAGACTTTCTTCTAAGTCATCGTCTTCTTCATCGTCACGCTTTTCAAATGCGTAGCTTTCGTCTTCTGGTGAGTCCATGCCCATGTCGTCCATGCCGCCCATGTCATCCATATCACCCATGTCATCGCCACCCATGTCATCCATGCCGCCCATGTCGTCGCCTTCATCGCCGGCCATTAGTTGTTCAAATTCTGATTTTAGTTCGTCTAAGGCATCTTCAAGATCCATAACGCGATCTTCAATATCGCCTTCGTCCTCTCCACCTTCTTCGTCACCTTCTTCGTCACCCATTTCAGTGTCGCCCATTAGGTCGTCACTTGGGTCACCGCCCATGTCATCTTCGTCGTCCATACCTTCTTCTTGGCTACCGTCTGTAGGCTCGACGTATAAATTTTCTTCCATGTCGTCATCCATGCCTTCTTCCATGTCTTCTTCTTCGAAGTCATCGGCTAGTAGATTTTCATAGATTTCGCGTGATTTCTCAACTACGATATCGTGGAATATTTCTTGTGCTTTTTCTTTATCTTCATTAATTAGATACTCGAGCATCTGCTCGAACTTTGAACGATCAGTCATGTTTGTCTCCTGTAATTAGTGCAAGGCTGTCGATTATATTTACATATATTTGTAATAAACCGCTTATAATGGTGGAAAAACAGCAAATTTTAAAACAATCCGTTTTAAAACTGTGTGTTTAGGCTGCAGGCGCTGGTTCGGCACCGTACATTGTGTGTATGAAACTTAACTCATCTTCTTGTTCAAGAATGTGAGCTTCGGAACTTAACCTTAGTTCGTTAATTTGTCCTAGAGTTAATCTAGTTTTACGTGTGTCAGAACGTCTAAACATAGTATAATCGCGATTAGCATCATAGCGAAGATCAGTTGCTACGTTCTTTGTTTCTGGATCAATATAAAATAATTCTCTTAGGATCATGATAATATTTATGCCGGTGGCGGACTTGCAGGCATTGCGCCTGCTGCCGGCGCTGCTGGTGGTGCACCTGCCGGTCCTGCTTCACTACCGGGTACCATATCCATCGGTGCTTCTTCAATTCCTGCTTCGTCAGTATCACTTTGAATACCAGCCATGCTTAGACCTGCTGAGCGTAGTTCACCTGCTGCATCAGTATGTTCTGGAATTGCTTCACCTTTTTCTTCTGACCATAAGCGTTCGTTTTCTGCAATCTCTTCTTCAGTTAAACCAAGATATCTCTTCAGGGCAAACCTCTTACTAATGTAAGGAATCGCTTGTACAGTGTTGAAAGTATTGATTCTTTCTGTGTCCATTGCCGCTTGTCTTGAGCTGGCAAAGTTCATTGGAGGATTGAATTTTAGGTCAAATAAAGCCGAATCAATGTTGACTCCGCGGCTGTATAGATACATCTTAAATTCTTGATCAAATACAATAGAAACTAAGTTTTGCAAGCGTTCACAATACTTGTTAAAGCGTAATTCTTGGATGTAGGCAGTGCCTACTCGTCCATCGTTGTACTGTGCTTGACTATCATCCGCACCTGTAGGCAAGTAGCTGCTAGGAATACGTAAGCCACGGAATAACTTGTTGGTAAAGAACTTTAAATCGTCAATTTCGCCTAGGTTAGTACCACCTGGTAGAGTTTCTACTTTTGATCCGCGACCTTCTGCTGTCTGCGGGAAAAAGTAGTCTTCGTTAATGCTTAGTGGATTATATGCACTGTCAATAACATTAT